CTGGTTTAATCTCCCCCAAAAACGATTCAAAGAGCCACGAAAATGACTGAGAAGGTCTTAATAGGTCACCAACCGACCCAAGAAGGCTCAAACGGGCTTCAAACGGTTTTGGGTAGGGACACAGAAGTGCAAAACGCCCTATTTGGCGTCCAAACGCCCAGAATCCACACGCCACTGAACGATTTACCGTCACGCGGGGGCGAATTGATCGACTTGGCGACCAGTTTGAAGATCGATCTTATGGAATGGCAAAAATTTGCGCTTATCCACACGCACAAGGTCAAGCCTGACGGACGCTGGGCAACCCCAGTCAATTGCGTGGTTGTGGCACGGCAAAACGGCAAATCGTTTTTGCAGCTGATCAGAATTTTGGGTGGGCTTTTCCTATGGAATGAAAACCTACAAATCGGGTCGGCGCACCGCTTGTCTACGTCGCTGGAACAGTTCCGTGCAATGGTGCAGATTATTGAAGGCAATGAATCATTGGCAAAACAGGTCAAGAAAATCCGCTGGCAACATGGCGGTGAAGAAATCGAAACGAAAATGGGAAATCGGTTCATAGTCCGCGCAGGCGGTTCGGCTGCCCGTGGTGTTTCCCGACCTTCGACGATTCACTTGGACGAATTACGCGAAATGAACGACATTGAATCATTTGCGTCATTGCGGTACACGCTCATGGCTGCAACCAATCCAATGGTCATGGCGTACACCAACGCAGGCGATTCCAGCAGCGTAGTGCTGAATCAATTTAGAGACAGGGCGTTGGCTTCGATCGCAGGCGTGCAAGATGACATTGGTTATTTCGAATGGTCAGCACCAACCGACGAAATCAGTGTTGAAAACGCCAGGTATGCCAATCCTTCAATGGGAACCTTGATTCATGCCGATAACGTACGAAGCGTTTTGAATGACCCGCCTGACGTGGTCATGACCGAAGTTTTGTGCCGCTGGGTTGTGGCAATCAATAGCGCGGTCGATTCTGCGTCGTGGGGTAATTGCCTGGACAAAGCAGCTGACTTAGACCCTGACAAATTGACCTGGCTGGCAATCGATCTTTCGCCTGACCGCAGGCATGCCAGTTTAGTTGGGGCGCAAAAACTGGGTGATGAAAAATTCGTCGTCAAGTTGTTGCACACATGGTCAAATGAATTGCAATTGGACGACAAAGCAATCGCCAATGACTTGGCAGATTACGCCCGAAAGTATCCAACCGAATACGTGCTTTACAGTAGGAAAACCAGTGGGGCGGTTGCGGCGCGACTTGCACCTGCTGGCATTCCCGTTTTCGACATGGATAACGCTTACCCACAGGCATGCGACGAAATGCTCAGCGCAATCAATAGCGGTCGCCTGAAACACCGTGGACAAAGCCAATTGTCTGAAGAAGTTTTGGCAGCGGTGCAATTACGACGTGGTGACGGTGGCTGGGTTATCGGTCGCAGGGCTTCGCAGTCGGTTGTCTGCGGTGCGGTGGCAACTGCGCTTGTGACACATTTTGCGACACGCCCAGACAATGATCTTGACATCATGGTTGGTTGATCGTATAAGCCTGACACAATTTGGGCATGGGATTTTTTGATCTATTCACGCCAAAGGTTGAGGCTGCCGTTCCAGTCGAAGCCACAAACGTGGACGCAGCTGCTATCGCGCCGTATTACAGTGAAATTGGAAACCTTTTCCTTTTCGGCGGGATAGTAACCGCGTCACGCGCTGAAGCAATGAGCGTACCAACATGCGCGCGCGCACTTGGAATCATTCAGACAATTGCGTCATTGCCAATGCACACACGCAACGAAGCAACAGGCGAAAAGGTTTCGCAGCCACGCGTTATCAATCAGCCTGACCCACGCATTCCAGGAACAACATTCTGGTCATGGATTATTTCGGATTTGTTTTTCTTTCCAACTGCTTATGCGTACGTCATGGAACGTTATGCAGACACAGGCAAGATTCGCGCAATGGAACGCATTGCACCCGAACGCGTAACGATCACAACAAATGGCATGGGTTATGAAATTGCGTCGTATGCAATTGACGGTGCTTATGTAGACCCAGCAAACTTAGTTGTTTTCAATGGCACGCAAGAAGGTTTGCTTAGCCGTGCAGGTCGTACAATTAAGGCTGCTGCGTCACTTGAACGCGCTGCAATGAATTTTGCTAACGAGCCAATTCCGCAAATGGTTTTGAAATCAAATGGCACATCATTGCCAGCCGATCGCATTTCAAAATTGCTGACATCATGGCGTACCGCGCGTGCCAATCGATCAACTGCATTTTTGAATGCTGACGTAACGCTTGAAACAATTGGTTACGACCCAAAGAATTTGCAGCTGAATGAAGCACGCAATTATGTTGCACTTGAATTGTCACGTGCATGCGGTTTGCCTGCATACTTTACAGATTCACAACAGTCGTCATTTACTTATTCAAATGCACTTGATAAGCGTCGCGACCTGGTTGATTTTGCATTCCGCAATTACATGTCAATCATTGAGCAACGTTTATCGTTTCCGGACTTTACGCCAGCAGGTAACAAAGTCATGTTTGATCTTGACGACTTCTTGCGCGGTAATCCATACGAGCGTGCCCAGGTTTATGAAATCTTGAATCGAATCGGCGCAATGTCGATCGACGAAATACGCGAGGAAGAAGACATGCTGCTATGAGCAAAAAAGTAATCACACCAATGCAGATCACCGCAGCTGATTCAAACAGTCGCACGATCTCAGGACGTATTGTCACGTTTGAAGAAACGGGCAACGCTTCAATCGGCAAGGTGCAATTTGCTGCGGGTTCAATCGAACCAACTGCGGTTTTGCTTAACCTTGAACACGACCGTACCCGCCGAATCGGTAAAACACTTTCAATTGAATTAACCGCTGAAGGAATCGACGCGACATTCAAGATCGCAGAAACAACCGCTGGCAATGACGCACTTGTCGAAGCCCAGGAAGGTTTGCGCGACGGATTTAGCGTTGAAGTTTCGTTTGACGAATACGAAACACTTAAAGACGGCACAGTCAGAATTCTTGCAGGTGAATTGACTGGGGTTGCATTAACGAGCGAACCTGCAATCCGATCAGCCCGCGTCGAATCAGTCGCAGCAACGGAAGAAGAAATTTCAGATTCGACAATCGAACCTGAAGAAACACCAACAACAGAAGGAGACGAAGTGGACAACACCGTCGCACAAGCGGAAGCCGTTGAGACGGTCGAAGCCGCAAAGTCAGTGACTGCACAGTCAAACAACGTGGGTGGCTGGAAAGCAACACCACGCATTGAAATCACCGCTGCAAAGTACCTAGAAAACAAGGTTCTTGCTGCAACAGGTGATGAATCAGCACGTCAGTACGTTCTAGCAGCTGACAACACAACAGATAATGCTGGACTTGTTCCAACACGTCAGTTGTCAGAAGTAATCAACGGACTATCAACAACAATCCGCCCAAGCATTGACGCGATCTCTCGCGGTGCATTGCCTGACGCGGGAATGACCTTCGAAATTCCGAAAATTACAGTAGCCCCAACGGTTGCCGTAGTTGCCGAAGATGCAATTTTCAATGAGACAGATCAAAATTCTGCGTTCCTATCAGTGGACGTCAAGAAATTTGCTGGGCAACAAAAATTCTCAGTTGAGTTGCTGACCCGCACAAGCCCACTTTTTTATGATGAATTGCTCAGAAACATGGTTGCAGCCATGGCTAAGGCACAAAACGCATACGTCAATGCACAGTTAATTGCTGGCGCAACTGCTGACGGAACAACAACAACAACATACCCAACTGCAACTGAGTTGCTAGGTATCATTTCACGCGGTGCAGCAAGCGTTTATGGCGCAACTGCTGGACTTCCTAACCCATTCGCGCGCAACTTGATCGCTTCAACAGGTCAGTGGGCAAACCTAATGACATTGAACGACGCAGGCCGTCCAATCTATTCAGCAGTGACAAACCCAAGCAACCAGCCAGGTTCAGCACTGCCAACATCATTGACTGGAAACGTAGCGGGCTTGAACCTATACGTAGACCCAACAAACGCAGGCGACGGAGATGGCACATTGCTAGTTGTCAACCCAGACGCTTACACATGGTATGAAGGAACTTCTTATCAACTACGCGCAGAATCAACTGCTGACGGTTCTATCACCGTGGGCGTGTATTCATTTGGTGCAGTGGCAACAAAAATCGCCGCAGGTGCATTCAAGAATAACAAGCAGTAACAATCAACTAATCATGCGCTGCGGTCACTCCCGAACGTAGCGCAGCAGTCGAGAGGAACGGAAATGCCAAGTATTGTGTCAACCGCGCAGTTGCGTAGTGTGCTTGGCGTTTCCGTTTCACTTTATCCAGACAGTTATCTGGACGAAATCATTAATACCGCCGAAGCGGTCATTTTGCCCATGCTGGTTTCAAATTCATCAGCCGTTAATGCTTACAAATTAGAATCGAACGTGGCGACGTATTACACTCAACGCCCACATCATTTTGTTGCAGGTCAGTCAGTTGTCGTGGCTGGATTACCTGCGCCGTTTTCAGCAACAGTCACAGTAGTTGACGTAAAAGAATTTCATTTTACCGCAGCAATCACCAGTGCAAACGTGACATTTCGCGACATAATTCCAACAGGCACGGCAACACTTTTAGGTTATTCAGCAGCTGAAATCTATGCCAACAGTGCGCCAATTGAATCAGCAATCCTTGCAGTCAGCGTTGAGGTTTTCCAATCACGCGTTGCAGCGGGTGGACAAATTGAAGGCGTCGATTTTACGTCAACCCCGTATCGCATGGGTCGCAGCCTAACCAACCGCGTTTCAACTTTGCTCATGCCATTTTTAGACGTTGAAACGGTCGTTCAATAAATGTCAGCCAATGCCGTTTCCGATACACGCGCAGAATTAGCCAATGCGTTTAGCGCGCTTGCTGCAAACATTTATCCAAGTGTGCCTGAAGCACCAATTCCACCAGCAATCGTGGTGGTTCCCGATTCGCCCTACATGGAAGTTGTCTTGCTTGGCAAGTCACAAACAAAAGTCAAAATCAATTTTGCAATCACTGCAATTGTTGCTTCAAATAGCAACGCGGGGTCGTTAGACAATCTGGAAAAACTAATCATGGGAATTCTCGCTGCAATGCCAGCGGGATACGTTGTTGGCGTCGTAGAGAAGCCAACGGTGCTTGAAGTGGGTCAATCACCAATGCTCGTCGCAGACATTAACGTTTCAACCTACTACACACAGACAATCTAAGGAGTAAAAATGCCAACAACAGTAATAACTGGGCGCGACGTCACCTTTACTATTGGTGGCAATAACTACGACGCCCAAGCGACAAGCGCAGTTCTATCAAATAGCCCAACAATTGAAACTTATCAGACATTGGACGGAAAAGTTTATCGTCACATTGATGACCAGTTCTCGTTCGACGTTGAAATGCTTGCAGACTGGGGCGCTACTGGCTCATTGTGCGAAGGTTTATGGAGCGCGACAGAATCAGCACCAAACACAGGAATTACAACAGTGTTGACTGCCGCAAGCGGTGCAACATTCACATTCCAGATTTTGCCAGCGTTTCCAAGCGCGGGCGGTACTGCACCTGACGCACAAACCGTGTCACTATCGTTCACCGTTATCGGCACACCAGCCGAAGCGTTCTAAACAAACAATCGGGAGACAAAATGAAACTACCAATTACGATCGAATTCACCAGCGGTGAGCAAGCAACATTTGTTGCTGCTCCCCCTGAGTGGGTTCGCTGGGAAAAGCACACAGGCAACACCATTGCACAGGCGCAAGACAAAATCGGAATTTCTGATCTTGTTTTCCTTGCTTACTATGCAATGAAACGTGAAGCAGCGGGCAAGCCAATCAAGACCCTAGAGGTTTGGACTGAAACCATTGCTGACGTGAGTGTTGGTGAAGCAAACCCAAAAGTTACCCAGTCGGAAGTCTAAGCCGAATAGTTTGGGAAGTAGCCCTTGAAACAGGGCTGCACCCAGACGATTTTCAAAGTGCAGAAGACATTCTGACGGTTATCGAAATTTTAGAAAGGCGGGGAAATGGCAACTGAAGCAATTAGTTATGACAAAGCAGAATTGCGTGCCATTCTCCGTTCTTTCAAAGCAATGGATCAAGAAGCGACAAATCAAGCAAAAACGCAAACTTCAAAACTTGCCGATTTTGTTCGGGGTAGAATTATCAGCGCAGCTGCCAATTCCTCAAATAGAGTTGCTCCCAAAATTGCACAGGGGTCGAAGGTTTCTAAATCGTCAAAAATTGGTGAAATTTCGTTTGGTTTTGCTAGTCAAAGATTAAGCGGCGGGGGTACAACTCAACAATTGTGGGGCGGTTATGAATTTGGTTCAAATCGTTTTAAGCAATTTCCAGTTTGGTCAGGTCGGGAAGGTCGCGGGTCACGCGGTTGGTTTATCTATCCAACACTTCGAAGCGTTCAACCTGAAATCGTAAGACGCTGGGAACAATCGTTTTCAGAAATAGTAAAGGAGTTTGACTAATGGCTGGCAGTCGTACCCTTAAACTATCTATTTTGGCTGACGTTGATAAACTCAACAAATCCTTAAAAACAGGTGAACAAGACGTTTCTAGTTTCACAGGAAAGTTACAGGGTTTCAGCGATAAAATTACTACTGCGTTCAAAGTGGCTACGGCTGCCGCAGTCGCTTTTGCTGGCAAACTTGCAATCGATTCTATTAAAGCCGCTTCCGATTTAGGCGAAACGGTTTCAAAAGTTGGCGTTCTGTTTGGTGATTCTGCTAAAGAAATTGAAAAGTTCGCTGAGGGTGCTGCTCAATCACTTGGGCAAACAAAACAACAGGCATTGGACGCTGCCGCCAATTTTGCTATTTTTGGAAAATCTGCGGGCTTAACTGGTGAGGCGCTTACTCAATTTTCAACAGGGTTTGTTTCGTTGGCAGCCGATCTTGCTTCATTTAACAATGTTCCCCAAGACGAAGCAATCAATGCCATTGGTTCAGCCTTGCGTGGCGAAGCCGAACCGTTGCGTAAATTTGGTGTTTTACTAGATGACGCAACACTTAAAAACGCAGCTCTTGAATTAGGTTTGATTAGTACAACCAAAAATGCTCTAACACCGCAGCAAAAAGTTTTGGCTGCTCAAAAGGTTATTTATGAACAAACAACTGCGGCGCAAGGTGACTTTGCCCGTACCTCAGACGGTTTAGCCAATCAAACAAAAATTTTGAGTGCTGAGTTAGAGAATACAAAACTGGTCATTGGTGAAGCATTGCTTCCAATCGTTCTTGAACTTGCCACTGCATTTTCTCAAAACATTATTCCTTTGATTAAACAATTTGCAAATGGTTTGACAGGTAAAGACGGTGTCAATGAAGGTTTGACAGAATCCGAACAATCTGCGCGTGCTTGGGGAGAACGTGTCAAGGCGGTTATTAAAATTGTCGTTTCACTAAAAGATGAATTAATCATCTTGGCTGGTGTTTTAGCAACAGTTTTTGTTGTTTCCAAAATTACTGCCGCGGTGCAAGCAACAATTCTTGTAATCACAAGTTTAATCAAGGCTTACAATGCGTTAAAGGCTTCAGCAATTGTTGCCGGTGTCGCTTCTGCGTTTGCCCTGAATCCTTTGCTCGGCGCAGGTGCGGTTGCACTTGCTGCTGGTGTTTTAGCAGGGGCTAACGCTTTGGCGCGTCAGGGCGACGTTTCAACTGACGGTCTGGGCGTTGGCGGTGTTGGTGGTTTTTCAGGCACAATGCCAAATGGTCAACCATTTTCAACGCAAACGTATGTTCAAACGCCAGCAGAAAGAGCGCAATTGGCTGCAGCCTTAGCTGCGGCAAGCGGTGGTGCTGGTGGTGTCACTGGTGGTGGAACATCTGGAAGCAGCGGAAATAATGCAGTCACCGTCGTAGCCAAAAAGGCAAATGAAGCGATCACTAACATTGCGGGTGCGTTTGATAACTTCACCAGCGGGACAACATCACTCGCTGGCATTGAAGCCGCTTCGAATAGACCTTTTGCGTTTGGCGCGTCTGGCGTTAACACAAACACACTTGCAGGAATTTTAGCCGCTTCAGCCCAGCCAACAATTAATGTTACAGTTAATGGTGCAATTGACAAAGAAGGCACTGCCCGCACGATCGTCGACACATTGAATAATTCTTATTATCGCGGCACTGGTGGTGCTGGAAATCTTGTTGCGTTATGACCCAGTGGAATCCCATTTGGAAAGTTGAAATCGACGGTGTTGAATACACCGACGCAGTTTTGGCAAACTTGACCATTCGAAGCGGTCGAACAAACATTTATGAGCAAGCCCAAGCGGGTTATGTCAATCTTCAATTGATCGACATTTCACAAAGCACAATTCCAGTTTCTATAAACTCAACAATTTCAGTTCAAATAAAAAACACATCAAACGCTTTCATTTCAATCTTCGGTGGAAACGTTGTAGACATTGGGTTGGAAGTGCGCGACGTAGGTTCGACGACTTTCACACAAACCTACTCAATAACGGCATTGGGTGCATTGGCACGCTTGCCGAAGGCATTGACTAACGGTGTGCTTTCCAAAGAATTTGACGGCGATCAAATTTATGACATTTTAAGCGACGTTTTGTTTAACACTTGGGCGCAGGTTGCTGGTTCGGTTACTTGGGGGAGTTACACACCCGCGGGGACAACATGGGCAACCGCAGAAAATAATGGTTTGGGTGAAATAGACCGCCCCGGAAATTATGAGTTAGCGGCACGTTCGAGCGATCGAACCGACGTGTATTCGTTGGTTGCAGCATTGGCAACTTCGGGACTTGGATACATTTACGAGGACGCACAAGGTCGAATTGGTTACGCCGATTCAACGCACCGCACCCAATACCTTGCAGCCAATGGTTATGTCGATCTTGACGCAAACCATGCTCGTGCGGCTGGACTTCGAATTGACACACGTGTGGGCGACGTACGAAATTCCTTAACTATCCAATACGGTGCGACGAGCAGCAGCGAACGTTCTGCCAGCGACGCAGATTCAATTGCACTTTATGGGACGCTTGCCCAGATAATCACGACAACTTTGCACAATTCCGCCGACGCAACCGCCCAAGCAAACTTTTATCTTTCATTGCGCGCCAATCCTGAACCAATTTTTAGCGACATTACTTTCGATTTAACTAACCCAGAATTGGACGACGCAGACCGAGACAACCTTTTGGGCGTTTTTATGGGCGAAGCAATTGCTTTGAACAACCTACCGCTGAACATGGCGTCAGGTACTTTTCAGGGCTTCGTTGAGGGCTGGTCATTCCAGGCGTCATACAACCAACTTTCGGTGACATTGTTGCTTTCCCCATTGGCGTATTCGTTGCAGGCAATGCGTTGGAACGACGTACCGATCACCGAAACATGGGCAAGCGTGTCGCCGACTTTGGACTGGGCACATGCCACAATAGTGGCGTAGAAAAGGAGAAACACAAGTGGCAAACCCAACAACGAATTATGGTTTTGTTCTTCCAACGTCAAGTGACCTGGTCACGGACTTACCAGCCGATTTTGACGTGGCATTGCAAGGCGTAGACACACGACTGAAGGCATTGCAACCAGGCACGACGCTTGGCGATCTTGCTTATTCGTCAGCAACTGCCAACACAAACACCCGTTTGGGCATTGGTTCGACCGGCAATGTCTTGACAGTTTCAGGTGGTGTACCAGTCTGGGCTGCGCCCGCAGGTGGTGGCAAATTGTTGCAGGTCGTTTCAGCAGTCACAACAACGCCAACAAGCATTGCAACCACGACATTAACTGACACGACTATAACCGCAACAATCACACCAACATTATCAACATCAAAAATTTTGATCATTGCAAGCGTGAACCAGTGGCTTGATCGTGGGGCTGGAATTCAGCTAGCCAATGGCAGATTGTTACGCGGTGCAACAACTATTGCGGATTATAAAAGCGGTTATTTTGGTGGAGTTAGTACAACAGGAAGTGGCGTATCTCTTGGCGACATTCATGGAATCACTTATTTGGATTCTCCAGCAACGACATCAGCGACAACATACAAAATTCAGGCTGCGCCTGTTTATACCGCTAACGGCGGAACGGCGAATTTTCAGTTAGATAATGTTCCATCAACAATCACACTTTTAGAAATAGGTGCATAAATGGCTACATCATTTCAGGTTTTGGGAATGTTGATTCCTAATGGCGGTTATGTCCAAACAGGTACTGAATACGAAGGTATTGAGTTTATCGATTGCGAACCAATCACAAAAAAGCAATACACAGACGGGTTTGCACAATTTGACGCATGGCAAGCACAACAAGAAGCAGACAAAGCAGCGGCGAAAGCAGCAGCACAGGCAAAATTGTCTGCACTTGGTTTAACAAGTGACGATTTGAAGGCTTTGGGCTTGTGAGCATTTATCCACAAGGCACAAATGCCAGGTTGATCGAAGTTGCCGCAGCTGAAGTCGGCACGGTCGAAGAAGGCGACAACCTGACAAAATACGGCAAATTTACAAAGGCAGACGGTTTGCCTTGGTGCGGAAGTTTCGTCAATTGGGTTTGCCACATGGCTGGCGTAAAGATTCATTCAGTCGTTGGCACTGCACAAGGCGCACATAAATTCAAAGAAATTCAACGCTGGTCAGGTATGCCACAACTGGGCTACCTGGCATTCATGGACTTCCCACATGACGGCGTCGATCGAATTAGCCACATTGGAATTGTGGTTGGGCTAATTGATTCAAAGACATGTTTGACAATCGAAGGAAACACCAGCGGGACAGGCGACCAACGCAATGGCGGCATGGTAATGGTGAAGGTTCGTTCATACGGTGAGGGCAAGGAAATTGTCGGTTTCGGCATTCCAAAGTTCGTGCCGTATAAGGGCGAATTTCCAAAGATCGAAATACCTACAACGGCAGCGAAGCCGAAGAAAGAGGCAAAAAAATGGTCGAAGCCAAAGCAATAGCAGCTTCGTGGGCGCGTTCATTTATGGCGGCAGCACTTGCCCTATACATGGCGGGCGTTACTGACCCAAAAACTTTAGCAATGGGCGGCGTTGCAGCCGTTGCACCAGTGATTTTACGCTGGCTTAACCCAAACGACAAAGCCTTCGGTTCTACGGGGAAGTGAACCGACGATTCGCAGCGGCTGGGTTGGTTTGGGCACTTGCACTAACCCAGTCCGCTTGCGGGTATCAAGGGTGGATTCGTTATGAATGCCAAGAATACGACAACTGGTCGAAACCAGAATGCCAGCCGCCGCAATGCGTCCCGACTGGAACATGCACTGACGACATACTTGGAATTGAATCGGGACAAACCAGCCCGTCGCAAAACCCCTGAAGAAATCCATGCGCAGCTGATTTTGATAATTGGCACGACGCTGGCAATGGTATTTTTGATTGTGACCATTGGAATCACTTATGCGCTTATTTTTGTGACCCAGCCAATCGGGGCACAAGCACCCAACGACGCAGCCTTTATTGATCTATTGAAAACACTGGCAATTTTTTTGACTGGTTCATTGGGCGGCGTCCTTGCTGGCAATGGACTGAAATCCAAGCCAAAGCCGTTAGACACGCCGACAAACACGCAAGGTTCTTGACCGCGCGCCAATCATGCGTCACCCTGAGTTCAGGTGGTAGTCCTACCGCCAAGAATCGGGAGAATTCAAAATGGTTGTTGATTTATTAGACCCGCAGACATTGGGTCGTTTGGTGCTGGTGATCATTCTTATGGTCATTTCAGCCGCTGCGGGATACGCAAAAGGCTTCAAAGAAGGCAAGCGTGAAGGCATTGCACGCCGTAAGGCAATGGTTCGCCACATAGCCAACAAGGCGGTGAAGTAATGGGGTTCCTGGATAACTACGAGGCTTCACGCGAAAGACTTGAACGCTGGTTGGAAAACTTTCCGCTTGGACGCATTGAAACCCGAATTGTGGAATTCAGTGCTGAAAAGGGTTATGTGTTGGTCGAGGCAAAAGCGTTTCGAAATCATGACGACACATTGCCAGCAGGCATTGATTATGCGCACGGCTACGTTGGGGCATACCAGCAAAACATGAAACGCTGGTTTGTCGAGGACACAGTCACGAGTGCGATTATGCGCGTTCAGCAATTGGTTATGGGCGGTGCGGAACGAAGCACCAAAGAGATCATGGAACAGGTCGAACGCACACCCGCCAAAGTCGCAAACGCTGAGAAGGATTATGACTATTGGACGACAAAGTTTGGTGACGTGCCAAGTTACAAAACGGCAGCTGAAGCCGAGCAGTCTGGCATTCCTTCACTTGGGTCATCAATGGACGAAATTGCCAAGCAACTAGGCGGCGAATTAGTACAAGAAGCACCGCAGTGCAACCACGGGCACATGATCTGGAAACAATCACATGAAGGCGCACCGAAGTCATGGGGCGGATACTTTTGCACCGAGCGCACAAAAGCAACCCAATGCACGCCGCGTTGGTATGTCTTGCGTTCAACTGGAAAATGGGAGCCACAGTTATGAGCGATTTTATCGAGATCATTTATCCGCAGACCATGACCGCCAAACTTATGGAAAACGGTGAAGTCATTGCTGAATACAAAGTCGAGCAATGCGACAAATGTTCAATGCTGACCAAGTTTGACGCCTTTGGTTACCAAAAGGGGTATGACCGCAATGAGAAAATAATCTGGTTTTGTGCGGGTTGCAGATGAAAATGCAATTGACCAGGCAAGAAGAATTTACATGCCACAAAGCAGCATTGGAATTGGCAAGAGATAACAACGATTATTGGCAAACCCGTGAGGGTGGCTATTCAATGGACAAATGTTTGCATGACTTAATTGCCCAAGACGCGCAAAGCATTGGCAGTGAGTGGGTTGTCGCAAAGTATCTTAATTTGCCTTTTAACCCATTTGAACAAAAGGGAAAAGTCAAAGCCGACGTGGGCAGTCATTTTGAAGTTCGCTGGACTAAGTACGTTGCCGGGCATTTAGTCGTTCACGAGTACGACCGACCTAGTGACGTTGCGATTCTCGTAACTGGTGAATCTCCAAACTATTTCATTGCGGGTTGGATTCCCATTGCAATGGCAAAACGTCCCAAGTACCGTCACACAAAGCAACCTAATTGGTGGGTGACACAAATTAACTTGCAGCCAATTGAGAATTTACGGAGAAGCAATTATGGACACAGTGCAGTTTGAATGCAGAAAATGCAAAAAGATCACAAAGCAGCTGATTCACAGGATTACCGACAACCTTCCCGAAGGTGTGGAAGTGATTCAATGCACCAAGTGCGAAGTCATGGGGGTTGCGCAGATAAGGAATTCCAATGCCAATCTATGAGTTTGAATGCACGGTGTGCAAAATCCGTGTTGAGGTGGATAAGTCAATCCACGACGAAAACCAGCCAATTTGCTGCGGGACAAACATGAGCCGACGCTACTCAACCTTTGGCATTTCATTCAAGGGCGACGGCTGGGGACATCAATGAAGATTTTGAACCTTTATGCTGGAATTGGTGGAAATCGCAAGTTATGGGGCGACGAACACCAAATCACTGCGGTTGAATACGACGCAGACATTGCCAAAGTTTATGCAGATCACTTTCCAAATGACACGGTGATCGTTGCTGACGCACATCAATACTTGCTTGACCATAGGCATGAATTTGACTTTATTTGGACTTCACCGCCATGCCAATCACATAGCAGCTTCAGGCAAAACATTGGGGTTCGTTATCGTGGTGTGAAACCGATCTACCTGGACGCGAAACTATGGCAGGAAATTGTGTTTCTTCAATACAACTTCGCAGGCAAATGGGTCGTGGAAAATGTCAAGCCGTACTATCCGCCATTCATACCGCCTACGGCTGACCTTCAACGTCATTACTTTTGGGCTAATTTCGACATTCCACAAGCCGACATTGAAAAGGACAACCTAAGAGCTGCGCAGATTCCACAATTGCAGGCATTGCACGGTTACAACCTAGACGGCTACAAACTGCCCAACAAACGCCAGGTGTTACGTAATTGCGTACTTCCTGCGCTTGGAAAACATGTATTTGAACAGGTGAGCAAATGAAAAGTTATCCACAGAAGTTATACACAGGTGCAAAAACCTTGTGGGACACGCCCAAGACCATGCGTAAGTTATTCATTTGCTTGACAGGCGCGGTACGATCTAATCGCTTGAAGCGCGCCGCTGAGGCGGTGAGCGCGCGAGGGCGAATCGATCTAATGGGCAAGGTCTTTGCCTTTACGGCAATGCTTTCAACAATGAGCATTCCAGCAGCTGAATCAGCAAACTATTCAATAGATCACTTAAAACTTTATGCACATTCTAGAATCCTGGACTACAAGGAATTCCAGTGCTTTAACAAAATCATTACAAAGGAATCACGGTGGTCGTACGTTGCAAAGAACGGTAGTCATTTCGGGTTGGGTCAAATGAGATCGAAGCACTATCGTGACCTAGACCCATTCAGACAAATAGACGCTACATTGAGATACATAACAAAGCGTTATCAAACGCCATGCAAGGCTTGGGCATTTCACATTGAAAGGAATTACTACTAATGGCAAGTGCATTGCGGGACACTGGTAGCACTGCACGTTGGCGCAAGATCAGGCAACGGATACTTGAACGCGACGCTTACACTTGTCAGGGATGCGGTCTTGAAGGCAACACGGTTGACCACATCATTGCCCGTAGTCTTGGGGGTGGAGACGAAGAAAATAACCTTCAATGCTTATGTTTTCGGTGTAATAGTGCTAAAGGCGGTATAAACCGCCAAAACGCCAAAAGTGGCAAAAATGGCAAAAATGCGGATAGGGGGGGTTTTTTTAGCGGGGCTTCGACAC